CCCTCGCCCTCCAGACATGAAGGATGCGTTCTTCAGCCTGGAAACGGCGAATATGTACCAATCTCGGTTCGAGCAGGCCGTCATCGAACTTATGACTTCCGAAGAGAGCACATACCAGAAGGCCTTTACTTGGAATTTCGCTCAAACTTGGGGAGGAATGGGAATGGGTGCGAACTGGGAGCAATCGCACTCGTGGGAAGCGGCGGCTGGAGATTACTAATATGAAACACTTTCCTTTCCCTGTCTTGATTGCTTTCTCTCTCTTCACGGCGAAAGCTCAGACCATCCCCCAGCCTCTCCAAGTGGTTAGGGTCTACAACGTCACAAGCGCCTCTCAGGTGTTCGACAACCGCTCTACGGCGGCTATGGGCTGCAACTACTTCAGTTACTACGTGAACAGCAACGTAGGGGCCTATACGATCCAGTTGGAGTACAGCGACGTGAGCAGGACTGGGCCGTGGACGCCATTCCCCACAAGCCAGATCACCAACACGTCCTTTGTCCCAATTGGCGTCGGCAACGGGTATCACAATTGGGTGCGCCTCAACACGCTTTCAGGTAGCACGTCTTCAACGCTCTCCTGCTCCAAGGACTACTTCATCACCTCTTCGGCTTCCTCTATCAGCGCCATAGCGGACCCTGGCCTAAACTGCATTCCCTACCGCAGCGGGGCAGGAGAGGCGCGATGCGTGGTTGTCTCTGACATTGCAAACCTCTTTGGGTCGCTGGCCGAACACTATGTTTACGCTGCTCCAGAAAATGCGAACGGTTTGCCTTCTTTCCGTCAAATGTATGCCGACGACATCAGCTTTACACAAACAGGGGCAGGGGCCGTCGCTAGTACGGTAGACGCCAAGCTCAGAGAAACAATTAGCGTTAAGGACTTCGGGGCCAAAGGAGATGGCGTGACCGACGATACCGCGGCTATCCAGGCGGCGCTGACGGCGGCTGGCACTAGTTGTGGGCTGGTTTACTTCCCTCACGGCACGTACATGATGAGCGTGACGGCGGGCAGTCTCACGGGCACGGTGATTCCGAGCTGCGTGGAAATGGCGGGCGAATCCAACACCGGGGCGGTCATCAAGCTCAAGAGCGCGGCATTCAATGGCGAATGGTTCAGCTCTAACGGGACGCATAACATCACCATCCGCGATCTGACGTTCGACGGGGCGAACGCGCCGATTAACAGCGGCTATGGCACGGTAACGACAAACGGAACGGCGGTCACTCTCGTAACGGGCACCCCGTTCTATACAGACGGGACGTGGGCGGGGCTGCCGTTCGTCATCAACTACGTTTACTATACAATCGCCTCCGTGACAGACAGCTCTCACCTGGTGCTCACCGCGACCGCTGGGGTGCAATCCTCCGCCGTCACATACTTCAGCGTGGGGCTCTTTTACCAAGTGATCGGAATGGTCAATGCCTCCTACGTCACGATCAGGGACTGCCGATTCGTCAACGTCTTTCCCACGCTGGTGGTCGCCTTCTACGGCGGGGCCGGATTTATCACCCTGGACCACAACTACATCGAGACCACGGCGGCCAGCGGGAACCAGAACGAAGGGTTCAACATCAGCACCGGCGGCCCTTACGCGATGAACGGAGTACGTGTCACAAATAACACCCTCGTCCATACCGGTATGGACATCAACACCTACGGGGCGCATGTGGAGGGCAACGACATCAGCGGGTGGGGATATGGCGCTGGGATCACCACAGAAGAAAGCGCCCTGTGCGGGTACAACCTAATCTCCAGAAACATGCTCGTTAGCTCGACCGGGATCGACACTAATGCAACCCGTCCCAACGCGATTGAGGACTGGGCGTCTTACGATAGGATCACCGAGAACTTCGTAAGCGGAATGTCGGGAGACGGCATCGATGCGGGCGGCCCCAATACCCTGATCGCCAACAACATAACAATCGACAACGGCTCTAGCGCTCCGGGAGCAGGGTGCGGTATATCGGCGCGCTACGGGAATGACACGTACCAGTGCAGCTACTGCACCTTCACTGGGAACGTGTCCCTTGATACAAATTCCAACCTAGCTCTGGGGACTCAAGGTTACGGATTCTGCATCCAGGCCAGCCCTAGCGGCACGCTTCCGACTCATGTCTTTGTCACGCCGGACAACAACTTCAACCACAATATGGAGAACCCGACGAATACGGTATTAGCCCAAGGTACGGTGACTACCAACCACAACATAATCACCTGGGCTTCCGGCTCGCCGTTTGTAACAAGTGGCCCATGGTTTAACGGGATGACAATTGTCATAAATAATGTGGCCTACTCCATCGGCAACGTAGGCTCCGCCACGGCGCTGGCCGTGAATGAAGACAGCGGGGTCCAGGCCACCGCCGTACCCTACTACGTGCCGGCATTCGATCAGACCAAGGCCGTCTGGGCGCTTTCCCAGGGCGTCCCTCCTTCGTTCCCCTACTGCGTCGCCTGGACCCCCGGTACAATCGCCGCCGGTGCCACGGCATCTGTCCAGGAGACTGTCCCCGGAGCGCAAATGGGGTCCACGATTGCGCCACCCAGTTTCTCCCTGAACGCGGGCGGCGTGCTGTTCTACGGGTACGTATACACCCCCAATGCCATCACCTTCGTGGCCTACAATCTCTCCGGTGCGTCGCAGACCTTGGCCGCCGGACAGATTTGCACGACCGTGACCATGCCTCTCGGCTATAGCAACTACTAGGAGCGCCAAAGGATAGAATACCTAAATGCCAGAACAAAGCATCTCGGAACTAACCACACGCCTATCCGTGATAGAAGCAGCAGAGAAGCGAGAACATGCTGCCTTGCAATGCCAGTTTGGGCTAAAACTTTCAGCACTCCAGGCGGAGTTTCTGTTGCGACTTGAATCTGCCTCGCGAGCCCTTGAACTGGCACGAACCGAACTAAGCAGGCGGCTGGAGTCGTTGAACAACGAAGCGGAACGGGTAAAGAAAATCCAGGACACATACGCACTCCGCGAGGTCGTGGAAAACAACTTCAAAGAGATTCGCTTAATTATTGAATCTCAGACCCGAGAGACACGCAGTTACCTTGACCAGCGAGTAGATAAGGTGTGGTCGTCCTGCGAGGCGGAGTTCAAGGATGTTCAGAAAGCCGTCAAGGAACTGAACGATTTCCGTAACAACTTTCTTGGCAAGCAGGCTGTTGTCGCCTTCTGTATCGCGTCGGTGGTCTCTCTCGCCCTGCGCTATCTGATCCCCATTAGAGGAGCAACCCCGTGATGCCACCTGACGGCCAAGACCAGCCCGACAAGGTGGAAGTAATTCGGCGGGTCTTCGGCCCGCTTGATTGGAGAAAACAAATTGATGCCAGATAACGCTTACAAGACGGAGCCATCCACTATTAAATGGGGCCTAAATCCTGGACAGATTATTACGATCATCGTCCTGGTAGTAGGCATGGCTGCCTCTTGGGGTAGTCTCTCTCAGCAGATTGCTACGCACACCGAAATGCTCGGCAGGATGTCGGTAGACCAAGCCACTATGGGCCGTGACCTCCTCGGATTGCGGGAAGAACAGGCGCGCGTTCGCGGCAAACTGGAAGAGCATGATCGTGAAGATTCCGCGTGGCGCGCGGCTCATCGTCAAGACAGATAAAAGAGAGGGTATTATGCAGCGTAAACCAGACAACGGCGAGTCCACGTTCGACAAGTTTCGTTCTCCGCAGGCGGTCCCAGTGGAGCCTGAAGGTGAGATCCTTCAACGCATGGCCCAGTCGGACACCTATAACGAAAGCGAACGCAAGTCAATGGTGAGATCGGCGGAATGGCTTAATCGTGAGGCTATGGGGCGGGAACTGTTCAACACGCAGATGAACTCGCCTGGGGCTTCTACGTTCTCCAAGGGCCGAGTGTTCGATTGCCCAGAGCCGGAAACGTCTGAGCGAAGGAAAGAGAGCATCAAAGACTTTCCAGAAGTTCCTAGCAGTCGCAGGTAGAGAAGGTGCGTAGTGCCGCTTGTTACGCTTGGGAGTCTTATCGGCCGGGTGTACACACGCCTTGATAATAATGGCCTACTCTACCCTCGTCCGGAGATTGTCAATGCCATTAACGAAGCGGTCCAGGTCGTCAACCTCTCCACGGGGTTCATCCAAGGCACTTTCCAGATTCCAGGGTGGTCTCAGGTCAACCGAGTCTGGTACGACACCCCCGCTCAGATCATCATTCCCCTGCGCGTCACGTTCGAGGGCATGTACCTTCAACCGACGACGCTTTGGCAACTGGGCGCTTCTTATCCCAATTGGACGGCAGACACAACCAGCAGTGTGGGGCTTCCTGTTTCCTATTGGGTCCCGTGTGGTCTGACGAAGTTCGGGATCTACCCCGCTGATTCCCTTGGTGGCTGTGACATCAGGGTAACTGGAGTGATGGAGCCGGTCCCATTGGTGGCCGATACGGACATCCTCAATCTCCCCAACGAGTACGCCAGCGCCGTTGATTTTCTGGCGGCACATACCCTCATGCTGAAGGAATCCTCAACCATCTTTGCACACGGATCGACGGACTATCAGAAGTACCTGTCCGTCAACAAGAAGATGACAATTTGGAAGGGGTTGACGCAACCGCGCTACTTCTTACCGGAAGCCCAGCAGGCTAAAACATGACAGATGAATTCCAAGCAAAGCTGATCGCCATGCTCTCTACCCATGAGGGCCGCAAAGCATGGATGTATCCCGATACAGCAGGGAACGTCACCGTGGGGGTAGGGCACATGATCCCCTCGCCCGATGCCGCAACGCAGTTAGGGTTCTCAGACGCCAATCTTGAGACGGCTTCAGAGGAGGATGTCGTCAACGGATGGGGCTTTGTCAAATCCAGCAACCAGGAATACAAGGCACTGACGCTATCAGACAGCAAAATCAACAATCTCCTAATGGGGGATGTGGCTCACTTCTACCTTGTCTTGATCCAGACTTTCCCAAAGTTTAAGTCTTATCCTGAGTCAGCCCAATTGGGCCTCTACGACATGGTATTCAACCTAGGAAGCTTTCGGGCTTTTCCTAGATTTGCGGCGGCTGTGCTGCAACAGAATTGGGCATCGGCGGCGGCAGAATGCCAGCGTGAAGGCATTGGAGCCGCCCGCAATCAGGATACGAAGAATCTTTTCCTGGAGTGCGCATGAGCACGTCGAACCCATACGTCGAGATCTTTCAAACTCGGCTCACGTCGGACCTCTACGCTATCTACAAACAATGCTCCAATGTTTTGCTTGAAGATGGAGGTCTTACTTTAGGGCTGATTACAGATAGTGAGTTCTACGCTATCGCCAATGAGGTTGTAACGGACTTCTTGAGTAAGACTCAGATCATCAAAAAAGTATTCTGCGTCCCATTATTGGTCGGCGTGGACACATACACGAAGCCCGATCAACTGGGGGAGATTGACGAAGCGCTTGCGGGGCAGACGCACATCAACCGGACGAGCGGGTTCTATTTGGACAATTCCGACCCTTCGTGGCCGACGCAGTTCAACCAGCCACAGTCCTTCAAGGAAGATGAAGTCCCAGTCAATCAGATCCAACTAAGCCCTATGCCAAACGTGGAAGGAGAGTTGACGTACACCTACGATCAGGGCTATGGCGTGCCCGCCTCTACGTCTGGCGCGGTTGACTTCGACATCCAGGCCAATCCGTCTACCCCTGGTTACGGGGTGTTTGCCGAAGCCATTGGGAATCCATATTTAGAAGCAGCCGGGACTGGTTACGGGGTGTATGCCGACATGGTATGCTCCACTGGGAATCTGACGATGATTGGGAATGTCATCCCGACCGATCCGACGTATATTCAGCTAATCCCCGCTTCGTTCCAGTGCTACTTGAAGTATGGGATACTCTCCAGGATCTTTTCTACAAACAGCGAATTGAAAGACGAACAGAAAGCCACCTATTGCCAAGCGCGGTATGCTGAAGGTGTGAACTTAGCAGGAGCAATTATGGCCAACATCTACACGGAGCAAGCCAATGCCTGATGCCATCACCGTTACTTTCAGAGGGATCGTCGTCGAAGACTTCATGATGGTCACTGTCGCCGGTCCTGCCACTACGACTGTTCTTGGAGTAGGCCCTGGCGTAACCGTCTCTCCCTTCGTCATGGCGGCAAGCGATGCAGGCGCAGCGACGGCAGGAGTACCTGTCGGCGGGGTCTATATCGTCACGTCAGCTCCAGGGAATAGCTACCTCAAGGCCAGAATGAGCTAAGACAACATGGCTGACCTCCAACCTATTTCCCGTGCTTTCCCCAATGGCGGGCTCCAACTGAAGCAGGACCCGGCCCTGTTGGACGAGTCGCATTACAGCGAATTGACCAATGTTGTCAGTGTCCAGGAGGGGAACATCACGGTTAGGGCGGGGAGTCAGAAGATCACCAGGGCTGACGAATGGCAACAGGATTTCGACGAAGCTCCGGTCATCCATTCAATCTCTGCGTTGCACGTAGGGGACTTGGGGGAGGAAATCTTATACGTTGGCGAGGATGTGAACATTTGGTCTCGGATCAACGGCGGAGATTGGAATGAGATTGCAACTGGCGTAGCCCCATCGGACGCTTACGCTCGTCAGAGATTCAGCGCTATCTCCTATTCTGCTGGGTCTAGCGGACTCCCCTACCAGTACTTTGCCTGCCCCAGCGCGATGCTGAAGGATAGCGGGATAAACCCAGCCACAGCTTCGCCGGGACTTCAAAAGTGGGGGATATTGCCTCCAGTGCAACCAGTCCAGGCAGCGTTGGGCGCGTACACGTTACTGCCTCCAGACATGGACGTGGTTTACAACTTAGCCGTAGGCTCAGACATAAGCAGATTGCCCTATATGTCCGTCGCAGAGGCTAGCGGGACAGTCCCAGGGAACATCACCATCACCCCGTCCACTATGTCTGGGATCAACGTGGGGATGCTGTTGCAGATCGTAACTCCGGCTATTGGAGGGGTTCCAGCCTACACTCAATACGCTCCCGTTCTCTCCAGCGATTCGACTACCTTCAGCGTGTATCTGGAAGATATACCCAATGTCGGGGCCTTGATCCAAGCGGCAGAGGATTTAGATACGGACACTGGTTCAAGTGACTTCGTAACGCTTGCGACGATGGACATAGCGCTAGATGCTTCTTTTGACGGAATCCCGTCAACTGGCTATTCCACGGATGATCTTGTTCACATTTCGGTCTACGCCTCAGACCCGGCTCAATATACAGACATCCGGTTTAGAGTCTTGGTCAACAATAGCAACTCCGACTATTATGAAAAATCAATCCTTCCAACTGCGATCCAGCCGCAGGTTACGGGTACGCAGACTTCTACCCAGAACCTCAGCAATATCGGAGCAACCATTCCTCAGAGCGCCCTTAACGACACTCCGTATATCAGCCAGGAAATCACTCAAGCTAAAGCCCAAGCACTGGCTGCCGTATCGGCTGAAGCTGCCGATTCAGGCAACGCAGTCTGGACAGAGATTAGTATTCCAAAGTCTCAATTCCTGGCTGTCGGGAATGCCGGGAACCCGGTATATTCGTGGAAGAATGTAACTGGGTTTCAGGTCGTTTATAAGACCGTTGCGGTCCCAACCGGAAGCCCCGAGCTTGGCATTAGCAGCATTTATATCGCCGGTGGGGCTGGGCCAAACGCGGTTACTACTTCATCGGACTTTCCCCTCCAGCCGTACAGTTACATTTTCACGTTCCGTAACCCCATTACTGGGGCCGAAGGCAATCCCTGCGCCTTGATGATTCCAACGGCGGCGGTGAGCCCGCAACGGCAAGGCGTTGATTTAACTCTCTACGGGACAGACGATCCTCAGATAACTGGGGAGAATTCCATTTCGGTCTACAGGGCTGGGGGCTCTTTTGCTGACTCGTACTATCGGTTTGTCGGCTATGCTGCTAATCCTGGGGCTGGCGAGACTGTCATTTTCAGCGATCAGCAGAGCGACCAGAGCATAGATATTAACAATCTAGTAGACTTTGACAACGATACGCCGGTAACGAGCGCCCTTCCAACCCCAGTGGTAATGACTTCCTCCACTGTGGCTGTAGCCAATACGCTTGCGGTTTTGAACGTAATAGTCACCTCCGGTTCTTTGGCAAGCCTGACCGTAGGGACACCTCTCACTGTGGGCATAAACACGCTGACGCAAGAAACGTCGATCTTGGCGGCTGTGGATGCAGTCGGCGGGACGGTTACGCTGTTTCTCCAGTACGACCATTCGGACGCGGCTACGAACCCGATCACGATCCAAGCTGACGCTATTGCCAACCAACCCGTGACTCTTTCCCTAGAAGCGTTTGATTCGGTATTTCTTGCAGGCGATCCGAACAATCCGCATGTCCTTTACCAGTCAAAGACTGGCAGGCCCGAGGCTTTCCCGATCATCAACCTAACGACGAACGTAGCAAACGCCATCAACGTCGGAACCCCCTCCAATTATATCGTCAATATGACGGAGTTCTCTGGCGGGGTTCTGTGCATGAACCTAAACAACCTGTACTACGTGGCTGTGGCGTCTGGCCAGATGGAGGCCCCTATTGCCACCCCTGCCCAAAGGGGCTTGTTGGCCACTAAGGCATGGTGCATGGCAGACAATGAGTTGTGGTACTTGTCTTACGACGGGATCTATTCATGGAGCGGGGGGATGAGCGCCTGGAGAAGCCAAGACATAGACCCGCTGTTCAACGGGCATACGATTGGTCCTTATTCCCCAATAGACACCCGGCCTCATCTTGGGACGGCAGGCGCAGACGTAGTTACGATGGAGTACAACGACAACGAGGTGTTCGTCTCCTACCTGGACACCCTTGGCGTCCCACACCGTCTCAGATACCATACGAAGTTCAAAAGATGGAGCATTGAGGACTTAAGTGACATTCTAGCCAACGGAGCCCTTGTTGGAATAACGGCTCAGTTCAACGACAAGACGACAGGAATCCTCTATGCGGCTAAAAGCCCAAACACATTCGCCTTCTTGTACGAAGAGAAGTCTGGGACGTCCGATGGCTGGGTGGATACACCGAACGATGGGCAGGCTATCGTCTATTCCTTGACCCCAGCGGCCTTCACGGCGAATGCTCCTAGCGCGAACAAGACATTTGCGGATCTCATCCTGGAGATGAAGTCCACCGACATCGTGACTATCCAGACGTTCTACGACTTCTCGACAACGCAGGATGAGCTTTTTACGATTGTTCCCAACCCCAATCGGGTTCGTATTCCCAATTCAATCCAGGGTGGATACCACAAGGAAGCTTATGCCATCCAGACAAGGATCTCTGGGACGACAACAGGCGGAGGCTCCTTCTATTCGTTGACGTTGAATGTCGTCCCTCTGGCTCAGATCCAAGTGGGGCGTGCTTACGATTGGGACGATTTGGGATGGCCCTTTGATAAGCGACTATACCAATTGGTGATGGAATATGACATCCCGGTGGGGCAAACCGTCGTGATGAACATGGACACGATGACCGGCGTTATCGGCGTCCAGCAAGAGAACACGGCTGTCCAGTCTTTCGTCTTAGCCCCTCCAACCACTACGGGAGGGAAGCCTAACCGGATCACGGCCAACTTCGCCCTGAATGACAACATGATCGTCAAGAAGGTTCGGTTGCGGCCAACGGTTGCGGGCGTCCCCTTTAAGCATTTCTCTTACTCGTTTCCCGGCCTCAGTAAGTATCCTGCCGACAGGACTCTCTATACGGAGTGGAGCGACCTGGAGTATTCTGGCGACAAAGTTTTTAGGACTCTCAACCTAGAAATGAATTCATCGGGGTTGCCATGCGCGGTTCAACTGCAAGGGGATTCTGGGAATCTGGGAGCTCCGATCTCTGTTGTCACCACGTTGAATGACCGGGCTCGCATCTTGACTCTACAGAGCGACTTGATCTCGAAAAACACTCGGCTTGTTTTCACGCCATCTCCAGGGGGATACTCCCAATACTTCAAGCACAGTTTCGATTTCTGGAAAGAGCCGATGGCTGTGTCTCATTGGGATTCCTACGAGTTCAACTTCGGCTACGATGGATACAATTTCGTCAAGCAGGCGTGGCTGGAGTACACTTGTTCTGTGCCAATTCGGGTGACATTTTACGGGGACGACGGAGA